GTCTCGGTAGGCGTGGGCGTAGGCGTCACGGTGGGCGTCGGGGATGGCTCGGGCTCGCACGCTGGGCCCTGGGTGACGGTGTAGGCCGTGCCCCATCCGCCGGGGATGAGTGACTCGGGCGGGTTCCCTGGCCCGTACAGCACGCCGCCGGCGAGCAGCGCGTCGGTCGTCGGTCCGGCGAGGTAGATGTCCACCTGCACCGGGACGCCGCAGGGGATGAGCTCCGCCGCGGCGGTCAGGTCCGGGGCCGACGTGGTGACGGAGCCGACGAGGGTCTGCGGCCACGTCGGCGTCTGTGGACCAGCCCAGGACGGCATGGCCCAGACGACGGTGACGTAGCCGGGCTCCTCGTCCGGGGCGTCGGCCAGGGCGATGGCGGCCGTGATGACGCCGACGAACATGCCCAGGACGACGAGGCACAGTACGACGAGGACGCCGCCCAGCATCCGGGCCGGGTTGGAGCCGTGGTCGTGGATCGTGCGTGGGGGTACGGTGCTGCGGCTCGTGCTGTTCATGGTGCGAGTCCTCTCTAGCGAGTGAGGGCGGCGGGGGTCGGGATCTGTGGTGGAGAGCGGCCCCCGCCGCGAGATGGTGGGGTCAGGCGACGACTTCGACCTGGCCGCCTCGGAGCGTGTAGTAGGTGTCGGGCTTGACCTGCTCGCCGTCGACCAGGACTGACTCGTGCGCGACGATGTGCCAGTTCGCGTCCCGTTCGATGAGGAAGAGGACGCAGCCGATGGCTCCGCGGGCTCTCCCGTTTCGCCCGGTCGCGACAGCGACCGACTCGCGCCCGGAGGCCGTGGCCGCGCCGTAGTCCCCGGAGGCCGTGGCCGCGCCGTAGTCCCCGGAGGCCGTGGCCGCGCCGTAGTCCCCGGAGGCCGTGGCCGCGCCGGAGCGCCCGGAGGCCGTGGCCGCGCCGGAGTACCCGGAGGCCGTGGCCGCGCCGTAGTACCCGGAGGCCGTGGCCGCGCCGTAGTCCCCGGAGGCCGTGGCCGCGCCGTTCTCGGTCTTCGCCACAGCGCAGCCGTGGTCAGCCTTGGACACGCCTCCCGCCGTCGGCTTCTTGGCGTGGGCGAACACGAAGTCCACCTGCGCCTTGATCAGCGCCGGAAGCTCGACCTTGACGCCGATCTTGATGACCCGGGCTGCGACTTTCGAGTCGTCGCCGTCAGGACCGACGGTCTCCTCGAGGTCGACCTCGTGGTAGATCGCTCGGGTGGGCGGGTAGTAGCGGAGCACGTCGATCGGCTGGGTGACCGCGTGGAAGCCCGAGTGGCACAGGCTCACCGGTCCGTCGTGCTCGTAGGTCTGGCCCTCGGCGAACTGGAAGCCGCGGCAGGTCAGGTCCGGGTTGAAGCCCTTGATGGCGTGGACGGTGGTTGCGGCCGGCTCGGCGGCCTTCTTGGTGGTCATGGCACAGGCCTTTCAGTCGCAGGGTCGGGTCAGGTGGGACGTAGCCATCACGAGGAGGTAGAGGCGCGGGTCGTCGTAGCCCGCCAGGTTTCCGATCTGCACGGTCTCCTCGTGTCCGAGCGCAGCGCACCGGATCTCCGTGCTCATGCCGGCACCCCCCACACGGACTCACGCCACCGCGTCAAGACCAGCCGCACCGAATCCACCGCCACCACAGCCGTCACGGCGTCACCGCAGAACTGCTCCAACGCCCGCTCCAGCTGGTCACGCTCGGACTCGGCGTCGCGACGCTTCTCCGCCTCGGCCTTCACCTCGCTTCGAGCCGTGTCGAGGTCGTCGCGCAGGTCCGCCATCTGCCGGGCCCACGTGTTCCGCTCACGACCCAGGGCCTCGAAGGCCGCACGCTCCTCGTCGGTCATGGGGTCACCGCGGCGACCCGGCCGCCAGCGACCGCCTCATCCAGCTGCGTCCGCACCATCACGTCCTGCGTCATGTCCCCAACCCCTTCTCGATCCCAGTCCAACCAGTGTAACGCGGAAGCGTGTTACACAACAGTCACGGAAGCGACTTCGGCGTGCCGTCCCGACACGTCTTCGAGTTCGCGCCCGTCGCGTCGTTCGTCGCCCCACACACAGGGCACACCCACCAGTGACACGTCGGCGACGCACAGTGCCTACGCACCAGCGGCATGACCGCACGAGGCCGGTTGCACGCCGTGCACAGGGAACCCGCCCTCGGGTCGTTCGGTCGCTTCATGCTGTCCTCCTGACATCGCCGGCCATCACTGCGAACAGGTCGGACGCCGCCACCGAGAGACGCTGCACGCCGTCCACGTCGTCATCCGGGATGCCACTGGACCGCAGCTCGTCGGCCAGCCACTGACCAGCCAGCAGCCACCGCTCCGCGGTCGTGCACGCCCGGTACCCAGCGGGCGTGATCCACACCCACCCCTGGCTGTGATGCAGCACCGGCACGTCAGCCGGGTCACGCCACTGCGGCACCAGCCACCCATGAGTGCGCGCCTCAGCCCGGTGCGTCTCCACCCAGCCGTGGCACAACGTCGTCGCCGAGCCGCACAAGATGACCGCGTTGACGGGGGAGGCCGTGACAGGGTCCTTCGACCCGCCCATCCCACGCGGCCGCCGATGCTGCACAGACCAGCCGCGTCCACGGTCCTCGACCCGCACGGGCCGGCCGCAGCGCGCGCACCGGTTGTCGTCGCGCGCGAGGATGAGCCGCACCGTGGCCGGCGTGAACGCCCCGCTCACGCCGAGCCTCCATAGCCGCCGGCCTGCAGAAGATCAGCAGCCCGCTCCGTAGCGATCAGGGACCGGCCGTAGCCGATCCGCTCCCGAAGCGCCCAGATCGACTTCTGCGCAGCGTCGACCATCGCGTCCGCGATCAGCGACTGACGCCACAGCGTCTCGAGCGCCGGATCAGCGGCGGCGATCGTCTCAGCCTCCGCGATGGACTTCGAACCCTCCGCGCGGGCCCGCAGGATCCGCCGGGCCCGCGCCGACTTGTAGTCGACCTCCGCGTTCGCACGCGCCTGCGCGAGCTGGTCGTACTCGCGGGTCTTCATCTCCAGATCGCGGCACAGGGACGCGACCTGAGTGCCCGTCGATGGGCCGGCGGTCACTGGTCCAGCCGCCGCTCATGCCACTCGGTGTCGGCGGCCTCCATCGCGGCCTCCCACGCCGGGTCCGCGACGGCGGCAGCCTCACGGTCGTGGCGCTCAACGGCCAGGACGTCACGGAAGGTGTCACTCATTGGTCAGCCCTCCTGAGCGCGCGGCGTTGATCTATGATCGAACTGCGGGTCCGCCCCAGGATCAGCGCGATTTCTACCAGTGTGAGATCGGAACGCGCAGCTATTTCGCGCTCAGATGGCGTCCATCGAGCCCGTGCTCGGTAAGCATTGGCCCGGGTGTAGGCGGCGAGGTCCGCATTCCGAGTCCGGCGAGCGGACGCAACCTCAGGTCTCTGATCCCGTGCGGCAGCGGCGGCGAGGAACGCCGCACGGTTCCGCTCTCGGTAGGTACGTTGCGCGAGCCTCTCTCGTTCGGGGTCCTCAGCCCGCCTCTTGGCGGCGCTCTTGCGCTTCAACTCGCGCGCCTGCGTCGGGTGTGCTAACTTCCACTCCCTGACGCGCGCGCGGGCGCGCTCTAGTTGCTCTGCGCGCCTTTCAGGACTCATCCGCGCGCGGTATCGACGGTTTCTCTCAGCGCTAGAAAGTGCCATCGACCCGCTCCAACCGGCCAAACCAGGCGCGGATTGCCTTCGCGCCCTCGGTGGTCAGGTCAAGACCGCGACCCTCAGCCACGGCCCGAAAGTGCACGTACTCGTCCTCGGTCAGCTCGACGTGCACGAATCGCGGCGCGCTCGGGGACTCCCGTGTGTGCTCACGGACGATGGTCGGCCCATCGGCGCGAGGGGCAACCCTCGTCGGCTCGGGATCGAGAGACAAAGGACGAGGCCGTGGGGCCACGGTCGTCACGAACCGTGGCGGCACACCGTTGTCGATCTGGCGGGCGATAAGCACGGCCCGCTCCGGTCCCACACCAGATCCAGCACCCAGCACAGTGACCATGTCCGTCGGCGCCATGCCCTCGGCGCGCATCGCCGCGACGGCCCACCCCTGCGCCTCGGCGGTCAGCAGCCGGGTTCCGCGCATCCGGTCCTGCCACGCCTCGGAGAACGACGCGTAACCCAGCGGCTCCCACGCCCTCGTCTCCACAATGCGGCGGAGCGCCCGCTCGAAGTTCCCCAAGGTCGTTCGGAGGTCGATCCAGAGAGCATCCGCTTCGCTCACGGTGATCAAGTCCGCGGACATCAGGCAGCACCGCCCGACTCGAACTCGACCCGGCTCACGGTCCGCCAACCCGGGAGGACGCCGCCGCAGGCCGTTCCCGGCTTGGGCATGGCGGCGGCGTGCCGACCGGACAGGACGTTGCGGACCCGCGGGCCCATGGCGGCCCGGCCGGGCGCCCGATGGCTTGGCACCGGCATGTCCACCCGGAACTCGATCACCACGCCCGGCAGCGGGTACGCCACGTACGCGGTCGGGGTGACATAGGCGGGCTTCTTGCCACCGAACGCGAGGGCCGCGGTGTGCGCGTGCGGTGCCGTCCGGTACGTCGCCGTCAACGTCAGGACGTTGAGGAGGTCGACGGAGCGGGTGACCACGCGCGGCTCGGTCGCTTCCAGGCGGAGCTCGACCTCCTCCATCGGGGTCAGGAGACGCGTGACCATCAGGGCTCCCGGCGGTAGGTGACGAGCGCCGATGGCGGCGTCGGGATGTGGTGGGCGCGCCCGTAGGCGCGACGCTCCGCGCGGCCCATGTACTCGATGCGGGGCTTGACCGGCTGCCCGATGCTGTCGAGCTTGCCGTCGGCGAGCGGGTCAGCGTGCCGCACCAGGGTCTCGGTGGTGCGGTGGGGGATCTGCGCGAGCCAGGCCGTGACACCGTGGGCTGGGCGACCCGACGGGCTCTGCGTGCGCCGCCGGCGGATGCTGATGGGGGTCATCGTGATGCTCCTTCGATAGGGGGGGAGAGGTGCGGAGGCTCAGTCCTCGACGACCTCCGCGTCCACGACATCGCCGGAGTCGCCGTGCTGCTGGGGCTGCGCGACAGCAGCCGCACGGTCAGTGATCGCCGCCTGCACACGCGTGCGCTCCGGGCCCTTCGGGATCGACGCGACGGCCTCCGTGTAGAGCGCACGCAGCGCATCGGCATCCGTGAGAGCAGCCACCTCGGCAAGCCAGTCGCGGCCCGGTGAGGCGGCCGGGACGACCTGAGGCGCAGCCACCGGCGCCGGCGCCTCGACGTCGACCTGGGACATCTCCTCAGCCGTGTAGAGGCCCGACAGATCCATGGGGAACGCCTTGCGCAGCGCCAACGCCTCCGCGCACTTCGCGATCATCACCGCAGGCTTCGACGCCCACAGCCCCGTCAGGACCTGCCCACGGGACTCCCTGTCCCACCGAGTCGACGCGTACTCCCGGAACAACGCGACCGCGTACAGCGGCTGCGCGAAGCCCCTCCGCAGCACACCGACGCGGGCCGCGGTCGGCGGTTCCGCCTCCAACCAGACGTCCCGCCACGCCCCGTCCGGGCCGCACCACTCGGGGCCGACCTGACCGGTGTACTCCCCGGACCGCTGCGCGACGATCCGCAGTCCGTCGATCGACGCCTGGATCGTCCACTTCGTCGTTCCCGTCGACCTGTCGTTGCGGCCGATCATGTAGATCTGCCGCGCGAACGGGTCCAGGCCGGTGCGCTGCGCGAAGTTCAGGAACACCAGCTGGTCACCCGGAGGGGCCGCGCCGACGCCGATCTGTGCGAGCGCGGCCACCTGTGCCGCCGTCCACTCCGCCTGCCCCGGCACGACGGCCAGCGCCGACGAGGCGGGATGCTGGATCACCTGCGCGCCCTCGTCCAGACGCGTCACCGCTGCTGCCCGTGCGTTCACGCCACCTTCTCCTTCGACTCGACCGGAGCGAACCGGCGCGTGGGAGACCCCTGCACCGTGAGCTCCGCCTCCACCTCGACCCGCGGGCGGCCCGTCAGCTCCGCGAGCCGACCCACCGCCGCGGCCTTGTCGAACTGCCGCCGGCCCGCGACCTGCTGCCACCGGAGCACCGGACGCCCGTGCACGGTCAGGAACTCCCGTTCCCCGATCCGCGCCTTCAGTCGCGTCTCGATCGCCTCCCGCTCGGCCGCGTACTGCACACCGAGGTCCCGGATCTCCGCGAGGCGGTCAAGGTCATCGAGCACCATGTCCGGGATCGGCAGGTCGTAGACCTCCGCCGCGGACTCGGGCGTGACCGTGGGGAACCGGGCCGCGACCTCGTCAGCGGTCACCGACGCGTAGTCCACCGGCGGGGGAGTGCGGGACTCCACCAGCGCCCAGAACTCGTCCGCCGCTGCCACCAGGTGCGCGATCACGGCCTCATCGGCGGGGAACGGGCCCAGCACGCGCGTCTGCTTGCCGACCTTCGCGGCGAACCATCCGTGCGTGCGGCCCGTCACGTGGCACGCCCACATCAGCTGCACGTACGCGTGGTCGGTGATGTCGCCCCGCAGGACCGTCTTGCCTGCGTCGGACAGCGACTCGTGGTCCTTGACCTCGAGCACGCCGCCGTCGGCGGTGAACCGGTCCGGGTTGACCATGTGGTGCGGGTGCACCCGGTGGGCGTAGGTGCCGGCGCGGCGCGTAGCGATCCCCGTGATGGCCTCGAAGCGTTCCGTGGTCAGGGCCTCGGTCTGCTGGCCCCACCACTGCGCCTCCGACGGCTCCTCCACGATCCGCGGGTCGGTCTTGTCCTGCCACACCCCGAACGCGTTGCCGTACTTGTTGTGGCCCAGGATCGTGGCGATGTCCGACCCGCCGATCCCCCGGGTGCGGACCCGGAGCCACTCGGCCCGGTCCGCTCCGACGGGCAGGACCAGGCGGCCGGCGGGCGCCGACCAGGGGCCGCTCACCGCAGGCCTCCACGGGTGCCCTGGGTCGCGTCCACGAGGGCGCGCAGGTCGTCGTAGTCGACGTCGTCGCTGCGGCACTCACGCACCACCGCTGACGCAGCCGCGTCGAGCAGCCCCGCGTCCTCCTCGCCGCTGCTGCGGCGCTTCCTCCACCCGAACATCACGTGCGCTCCCTCATCTCGGTACGGCTTTTGCTGAGTGCCCCGGTGGGCTTCGACACCCGCCGGGGCTCCCGGGTCAGGCCCCCGGGTGGGCCGGTAACGCCCGGTCGCGTTACACGTCATGCCGTCTGCTGCTGGCGCTTCAGACGTGCGATGTACTCCTCGATGTCGGCGGGGTCGTACCGGTACGCGCACGTCCGACCCGACCCGGTCTTCATGGCCGGGATCTCCTTGCGGCGCGTCTTCGTGCGCACCGTCTCGGGGTTCAGCCGGAGCCTGTCGGCCACGTCCCAGACCGTCATGAGCGCCTTCACGCCGCCTCCTTCGTCAGGACCGACACCGGCACCCGCAGCGCCTTCGCCAGGCGAGCGGTGATCTCCGGCGACGGCTCACGGCGCCCGTTCTCCAGGTCACACAGGTACCCGAGCGACATCCCCGGCGGCCTCTTCTGTCCGGGCGCCGGCGGGACGACCCGCGCGAGCGAGGTCAGCGAGTGCCCGTCCTTCTCCCGGATCACCCGCAGCTCCCACCAGACGACCGGCTGCTTCGGCTGCTTCATGGATCTGACTGTAACGCGGAAGCGCGTTACACGCAACAGCGAATCTCAGCGAAGTCCCCCGGCCGGACGAGTCGGACGCGCGTCCACGTCACTGACCTGCGATGTTCGACAACTACAGCCGTGTGATTGCGAAAGGTCGAGCCTGCACGCGGACTAGCGTTCGCAGCCCTACGCTGGGCAGGGTGGGCGACATGACGAGACCGAATCCGCCACCAGTGGTCCGGGCCATCGAAGCCCGGCGAGACCTCCTCGGCATCACGATCGCCGAGGCAGCCCGCCGAGCCGGCATCGGCCCCGACCAATGGCGCCTCTACACCCGCGGTTGGCGTGAGACCCGCGGCCAGATCACCCCGACCCGCTACAAGACCGACACGATCGCGTGGATGGCGTTCGCCGCCCAGATGAAGCCCACCGAGATCACCGGTGGGCGGCTGGAGGAGGAAGTCGCCGCACGGCTCGAGGTGCTACGCGGTCAGGGCCTGGCGGCCGTCTCCGACTCGACCCTGGTCGACGAGCTGCGGCAGCGCCTCGAAGGGAGGACGAGCTCAACGACCTCCGGGATGTCGATGGCGCAGTCGGCGGTCCTCGCGTTGCTGATGGACGCGCCGGACACGACCACCGTGGGGGACGTGAAGACCAACGCGCGAGTGATCACCGGAGACTCCGACGACCCGCTGCTGCAGCCGAAGCCCCGACGCCGGCAGGACCAGTCGACGCTGAGGCTGGCTGCTCGATCTGGTGAACCCCGCCCGGGCCCGAAGCAGCCAGGGGAGGAGTCCCAGGACGACGGGGGCTTCGACCCGGCCTGAGTGTCCGAGGCGGCCGCTACCGTCCTGGCCATGACACAGCAGGGGGCGCAGGGGTCGGTCTTCCATCCGTGGCATCGACTGAGGTCGCTGTCGAACATCGACTTGTCGTGGCGGCGCACACCCGGCCGGCTGGGGGAGACCGACGGGGCGCAGGTGATCCGCCTGCACCCCGACCAGCTGCAGGTGCAGCGCCGCTGCACCCTCGCGCACGAACTGGCGCACGTGGAGCTCGGGCACACCGATGGCGCGTCGCCGGCGCAGGAGCGGGCGGCACGGATGCTGGCGGCCCGGTGGCTCGTTGACCTGGACCAGCTCCTGGCGGCGCTGCGGTGGGCTGACGACCTGGCGACCGTTGCGGACGAGTGCTGGGTTGACGAGGAGACGCTCATGGCGCGTCTTGACGGACTGACCGATGGGGAGCGGGCACAGATCGCTGCGCTGCACGCGGAGGTGGAGTGGGGATGCTGACCGACGCCGAGAGGGCGGTCCTGGGTGTGGAGCGGCGCCTGTGGGTGCACCAGGGGGCGAAGGTCGGGGCGATCCGCGCGGAGACGGGTCTGTCGCCGACCCGCTACTACCAGATGCTGAACGCGCTGCTCGACCGAGCGGACGCGTTGGAGTACGACCCGGTGACGGTCAACCGACTGCGCCGGATCCGAGGGAGGGGCACACGATGAACGCCGGACGAAGCATCGCCACCGTGGCTGTCGTAGCGGCGGTCGCGATGGGGTTCGGCGCCTGCAGCAGCCCGCGGCCCGAGTCGCCGCAGAAGCCGGCGATCCTCCAGGCCCTCGACCCGTGGGCCGAGTTCATCACCGACGTGACGCAGCAGAGCGAGATCACGGCTGTCGTCGAGACGACCCTCAGCAGCACTGACGACCTCGACTACGGGCCGGCCATCGGAATGTGCGACACGATCGCGATCACCGACGACCTCGACCCGGTGGAGGTCGTCATCATCGAGTCCGCTGGCGGGAAGACGATGCGCTCCTGCCTCGTCGGCCTGGACTGACGTCGATGGCGCATGTTGAGGACCGATGGACCACGCCGAGCCCCGCCGGGAACGGACGCACCCGCACCGACCGCTACGGCGTGGGCAAGCGGTGGCTGGCGACGTGGGCCGAAGCCGACGGCGTCCGCCGGCGCAAGGCCTTCACCACGAAGAACGCCGCTCTTGCATGGCTCGAAGACGTCGGTGTTCAGCAGCGGACCGGCACCTACATCTCCCCGGCGGCCAGCTCGACCACGGTCCGCGCGGTGGCGGAACGCTGGTACCTCGAGCAGGTGCACCAGCGGGCGACGTCACTGCGGCAAGTCCGGGGCCGGCTCGACCGGTACATCCTGCCGACGCTCGGCGATGTGCCCTGGTCGGCGATGACCCGGGGCCGCGTGCAGGCCGCTGTCACGGTGTGGGCGGGCAAGCTCGCGCCGTCGACCGTGCGCGTGACCTACGTCTACCTGGCGGGGATCTGCACTCTGGCTGTCGAGGAGCGGCGCATCCACACCAGCCCGTGCCGGCGGATCAACCTGCCGCCGGTGGAAGCCGGGCCGATCGTCCCGCTCAGCGTGTCGACCGTGCAGAAGGTCGTGGACGGGGCTGACCCGCGCTACCGGCCGCTGTTCATCCTCGCGGCGGCGTCGGGCCTGCGGATCGGCGAGCTCGTCGGGCTCACCTGGGACCGGGTCGTCGATGGCGAAGACGGCACCGCGGCGCTGCGCGTCGACCGGCAGCTGCTGCGTTCAGGGTCGGCCACGGCGCCGAAGTGGGGGCCGCCCAAGACCCCCGGGAGCGTGCGGACGGTGCCCATCGGCAAGACCACCCGCGCCGTGTTGGGTGACCGTGGCGAGGGCCTGGTGTTCACCACCCGCCGCGGCGGGGCCATGATGCCGAAGGTCACGTGGCAGGTCTGGCACGCTGCGGCGGACCCGGCCGGGATACCCGCGGGAGAGGCGTGGCATGCGCTGCGGCACTTCCACGCGTCGCTCCTCATCGCCGGCGGCGCCTCCCCGGTCGCTGTGGCGCATCGCCTCGGCCACCGGAATCCGGCGGAGACGCTGCAGACCTACGCCCACCTGTGGCCCGACGACGATGAGCGCATGCGTGACACGGCGGACGGCGTCGTGCTCCTACCCAGGTCTGAGGACGATCTCGCAGCCTCCGCAGAGCCACCGGCGGCGTAGAGGCGCAGGTCAGAGGCCGTTCGCGCAGAACCCGGCGTATCGACTGACTCATCCGCACCATAGGGGCCCGGACCTGCACATTCACCGCCGCGCGCGCCGGGTGATGGGGGCTGGTCGAACATCTGTCCGTAGCCGCTGACCTGGGCTTTCTGTCTCTTGCTGTGTCTTCTAGCCTCCGTGGAGCCACCATGATGAGCGCCCCCGACAGGCCCGCCGAGCAGGTTCTCTCCGCTGCGGCGGCGATGGACCGGGCCCGCGCCGAGGGCCTGCCGGACGAACTGCTGGCGACGATGCTCGCAGCACGGGACGCCTGGTGGGAGCAGGGCCCCTGGCCGGACCGGATGGACCTGGCGGCGGTG